TGTCAAATGGCATATTTTTGACCTCCGACATGGTCAAGTCACAAAAGATTGCCACCGCTTCCAACTGCCTTGATACATCATCCATTTCGGGTTTTAACCCGTTGTATGTTATCATTTGATGCAACTTTACATCACGCAGTTCGGTAGGTACAATTATCTTTTTGTTTTCAATCATATACTAATAAAACGAAGAAATTCCCGAATGTTTACGGGAATCTTTCGTGAAGGATGGTGTGAACCCTTGCATGGTATCTTTGAACTTCTTTATCCGTCTGTAAAATATCCCCAAATTCACGCACCGATGAAATAATGGTGGAGTGATCCCGCCCACAGATTAGACCAATTTCTTCAAAGGTCATTTCCAACCGCTTTCTGCAAATGTGGTTGAACATGTGACGGGCGTACAATGGCCTTCTTTTTCTTGACCTTGTTATCACCGTGTCGGGTGTAAGGTCGTAAACTTCACAGATTGCCCGTAATACTTCACGCCATGGGGTTGGCTCTAAATTGATATCGGTTTTGGGTTGGACGATTTCACGCTTCAACGCACGAACCAAATTATCATAGTCCGACTTCTGTTCAATCATCTGCAACCGCATCCGTCTGATTTCTTGTTTGAGGTTATGCACCTCTTGATATTGTGTTGTCATTTGTAGTTTATTTTACATAAAAAGCACCGATAATTCCCCTTGGATTTGCTGAATGTCACCTTTGCAAGTCGGTTACATTTGGGGCATCTTGGATGGTCAATAATGACAATTGAATCATACACCGATTGCCAATAGTCCTGACCTTGCGGGCTTGAATCCCATTTGAACGCATCCAATAACATATCTTGGATGGTGTTGTACTTTTGTACCTTTTTGTCATCATCAACCAGTTTGATGAATTCCTCATACATTGGCAATGCCTTTGCCTTTGTTCTTAATTCGTTTGAATACCGATAATCTTTAATTTCCATTTGTCATTTTTATTGCTTTGAATATCTCATATGCCACTTGTGGTACAATTGCGTTTCCGTATGCTTTTATTGATTCGTTTCGCCACTTTGAAAAGGTAATTCCGTCCAATTCGGTGGGAAGCCCATCATCTCCCCCACAAATCGGGGATTGAGTTGGGAAGTTGTCCCACCCTTGTTTTGTATAAACGGGTTCAGGACTGTTTCCGCCAAATGCTTTTGTTCTACTCTCTTTTCCCATGAATCGCTTTTTGTTGTTGAATGTTTGCTGTCCGCTACTGTCGGAGTTGGTAATAATCCCATTGACATCGCCCGATTTAATGTTACTGAATGCATTAATCCGCTTTTCACTTGTGTGGATTTCATTGTTGCCGTTGCATTTGTACAATCCATTGCAGTTGGTGTTGGAAGCAACAAACCATACTCGATCCCTTCCGTGTGGGGCATTGACCGCCGCCGCAGGTATAACCACGGCCTGGACTTCGTACCCCGCAGATTCCAAGTCAGAATGCACCTCGTCGAATACCATCCCTCCATTCCAATTAAGCAACCCAAAAACATTTTCCCCCACAATGTACTTTGGTTTAATCTCTTGTATTGCTCGTAACATTTCTGGCCATAAATGGCGTTCATCTTCTTTGCCTTTGCGTTGCCCTGCGCTTGAATAGGGTTGGCATGGGAATCCTCCTGTGAGAATGTCAATTTTGTTTGCATATTTTGTAAAGTCGCTTTTTGTAATGTCGGTAAATGTTTCTGCGTTCGGCCAATAATGATGCAATACCTTTTGCCCAAATTCGTTCCACTCACAATGGAAAACATTTTCCCATCCCATCCATTCTGCGGCTAAATCAAAACCGCCAATTCCTGAAAATAAACTTCCGTGTCTCATATTTGTCATTGCAAATATACGAAACCCACACGAAACAAACAATTTATTTTATTGAATACACTCCGTAGTTTGATTTGATACCCAGCGCCATCATCTCATGATACCTAAATGAATCAATTCCGTGGTCAATGCCCGTTGGTGTGTTCATTGTACGCCCTTGGGCATCAGTATCCCAACAATAGTTGCGAAGTTCTTTAATTAGGTTTGTGGATGTGGATGTGACCAAATACGATTGTGATTGCATGATTTGGATTCCGTAGTTGATGGAATCCTTGCCCTTTGTCACCCCCTTGATTCTAATGCCGTATCTTTTGATTTCATCAATTGATTTTGGTTCTGCGCTATCCGCATACACTGGCACAAAGTTGGGTAATGCCTTTGCGATGTCCGAATTAAGCATTCCCGTGCGATATGCGACTTCATCAACGATGCGTTGGCCATTGTATTCATATACGGCCACAATTGCCGTAGGGTCGTTTGTATAACCAAAATCGACACCACAACCAAGTAACCTTGCATCTTCGGGAATCTTGTCAATGGTTTGCCAATTGCTGAATATAACCCCTTGCAGGTTTCCAATCTCACCAAGCCCATATACTTTCCACCAATTACGCCAATAGTTGCTTGTTTCTGCCCTATCCCGTGCCTTTTCAATTTCCGCAACAATGGATTTATCCAACGCTTCGTTGTCTTTGTAGGTTAGTACAATCATTTCCGCATCAGGGTCGTTTACCAATTCGCTATCCACCCAAAACTCCGCCACTGGGTTGTAATCCAAATAAATGAATTTACGGGTACGGATTGCCATTTGGTAGTATGATTCCCAATCTATGTTGTTGCACTCATTTACGAAAAGAACATCACGCCTTGCACCCCTCAACTTTTGGGGTTGATCCGCTGAAAAGAATTCAATGTATGAATCATTTGAGAATGTGTAAGTGAGTGAAGATTTGTTCCACTTGTTCACATCGTACATTCCAACCATGTCCATTATCTTCAAAAAGTCACGGATTGCACCCCTTCGCAAATGCGGGATGGTTTCCGATACCACACTGATTTCACACTTTGGGTTTTGCACCGCGTATGTGATGAGCATGGGAATGATACTGAATGTTTTTGAATCTCACCCCCACCACCGAAGCAATGGGGGTTAAACCGAGGAAGATGTACCACCGCGAACGATGCGGACACGCTTCCTCAATTTTGCTATTTTAATTTGAGCAGTTGTTTGTTGTAACATATTCCCATTTGTAATTGTATGCGGTTTTGTATCGTTTGCGTTTTTTACAACATCCGATAATTCCCACACTGTTAAATCCCAATTCCCGTTTAACCATGTTAATTGATTCCCATGTTTTTACGAATGTACCATCCTTTTCGTATTGATTGATTGCAATGGAACAATTACTATCTTTTCCCCTTGGTGCTTTTTGTAATCCTAAACGAAACGCGTGTAATTGATTTTCACGGCTTGTAACCCATTCTAAATTGGATGCGTGATTATTTTGTTTGTTCCCATCAATGTGGTTGACCTCTGGTTTATTGTCGGGGTTTGGTACAAATGTTTTTGCAACCAATCGATGTACAATGTAATATTTTCTTACTCCATCCTTAAATAGTTTGACTTGGGAATACCCATTGGCTTTCAAAGTTTGTTTAATGTATTTTAACTTTCCATCGCTTGTGAATGATTTACCATTTCCCCATGAATAAATGTTTCCATCTAAATCAATAGAATACAATCCCTCATAGTTCGCGATGTCAAATAACATACGCCCATTGATTGTGTTGTTTTTATTGTGTTCCATGTTACAAATATACATTTGTTTTTTATGTTATACAACCCCCTTACCCACCACGCACGATTCTAACCCGCTTTCGCAGTTGTGAAATCTTGGTTTGGGCGGTGGTTTTTTGAAGCATTACTTCACATCCAAGTCAATACCATTGAAGATTGGTTTTTCAGTGGTAACATCAATTTGTTGGGTGGGCATACCAAATCCCGAATCCATCAATTGTTTGTATGCACCGACATCACCTTTCCTTGCCTTGTGTATCATTGCAAGGGTTATCAAATCTTCTTGGCTTAGTTTTTCCAATTCACCCGTGATAGGGTTTTTGCTTTCTTGCATTACCTCTAACCATTTCCGTGCAATGGTGCTTCGGTTCTTGCTTCCCTTTGGTCTGCCATTGGGGTTTGGTACTGTACCCTTTTGGAATGGTGTTAAGTTTTCTTCGTTTGCCATATTTGTCACTTTTATTTCACAATAATTCGATTTCTTGTTTCACTTCTTTCCAAAATAACCAAGTTGCAAAATTTGTTTCGGGATTAATTACGGAAATAATCATATCAACCGAAATTAAAGCACATTGATTTGCATCTTCTTGGCTTAATGATAGTAGCAATTCGTGTTCCCCTGTTTCAAGTTCTACACTTTCAGAATTGACCAACATAAACTTGTCAATCAGTTGTTTCGTCATTTCTTGTGGTGTCATAGGTTTTCGATTTCGTGTTTTACTTTTTGCCAAAAATAAATTTCCCCATTACTCAATAAAAATGTTGAGTTAGATAACAATTCATCACACATAATTAACGCGCATTGAATCCCTTCATTTCTTTGTTGCAATCCAACCAAGGTGAATTTGTCAACCAGTTCTTTCGCTTTGTCTTTTGGTGTCATGATTAATCATTTGGTAGTAAAGGGATAGGCATCCACATATAGGGTGCATTGATTGGTGAATCATCATGTGACAAATACCATTGCCCGTCTAAAATGTAGGCAATCTCTTTGGTGTCAATTAATACCCACACTTGGTCATGTGGTATGGTGTCGCGGGTTTCTCTCCATGCTTTCATAGTTCTAATAATTTCCAAACTGCTTGTTCAGGTGTTGATGCTATTTTTTGTAATGCTTTTTTTACTTGGTTGTATTCATCGGGGGTGTATTCCAATGTGATTTTTTGGGTATCAATCTTTGGTTCGTCCTCCACTTCGTCAATAACTTTTGGCAGTTCCAATCCCCAATCTTCCAAATCGTCCGCATCAAAATCGTTGGCAAGTGCATCCCAATCCCACGATCCGTAATTCGTGTTGTCGCGGATTAAAAATTCCCTTTGGCGTTCTGCACTCCAATCAACTTTTTGGCAAGGTACGGTTGTAAACCCAAGTTCTTTCATTGCCATAAATCTTTGGTTGCCACCCAAAATCATGTTGTCTTGGTTTATAATCAATGGGCGAACCATCGTCATGTCGGGGAATTCCCGAATGGACTTTACCAACTGTTCAAACTTGTGGTCCTTGATGAACCTGGGGTTGGCATCGTTGGGATGAATGTCGTTTATATTGTACGCTTCAATCATTTGTTCATTTTTATTTGGTGTGTGATGATTAAAAAATCCATGTGTTGTTTCTTATCCCCGTAAAATTCGTGACAAGTTCTGCAAAGTGCCATGATATTTTCAATGTTGTCACGCAGTTTAGAACCACCCATTCCACGGGCTTTGATGTGGTGCAAATCCTGGGCAACTTTTCCACACACTTCGCAATAAATTGTATCACATTTATCATATCCAAAGTGTTTAAGGTAGTTCTTTTGATACGGTTTCATTCAGTTGCCTAATTTGTGTTAACCATTCGCCCCATCGTTCACGATCCGCAAACCTAACTTTGCACTTATCACAAATATAAATTAAATTGGATTCGATGTGTGGTCCAGTGGGGTTGATTTTTTCTTCTGTGCTTACTTTGTAATGGTCACAAACTTCACACTCATTCTTGCACTTGATAAGTTTCATAAACTTGTGTCAATTCATTTATCATGGTTTGCCATGCCTTTGGGTTGCAAGTACACGGCTTGTAAATTCTTTTGCTTTGGAATATCCTTGACCACATTTTGGATAGGTGGTCCGCTTCCATCGGTGATAAGGTGGTGGAATTTATGGTCTTGAAATGTGTAAACCAATCGTATTCACCCTCCGTCATGCACAATGGTTTGCGGTTTGGGAATATCTTGTTCAATTTGTGTTTACGGGCATCGCATCCGCAATCTTCCCCTGCCACAAACTTGGTTAAAAATTCAATCCCCGTGGCCTTCGTTACCTTCTGAATCGTATCCCCCAGTCCGATGGATGGTCGTGATTCGGTAAACTGTTTCCGTATGTCGTTTTTCTTCTGCATATATCTTGTATTTGTTTTGTGTCCTTTGTTTAATAAATTGTTTTGCGTTCTTGATGGAGTTAAAC